CCCATACCCTTGATGTTGGCCTTCGGAACCAGACCGGAGGTGTCGGTGAACGTGAACTGCACACGACCGCCCTTGCCGAGCGTGATGCCCAGGGTGATAGGGCCGAACGGACCTTTGAAGGTCGCGGACAACGAGCTTTCGCCTTCTTCTGTGACCTTCTTGACGCCCAGGTCGTGCTTCGCGAACTCCGACTTCAGGAACTTGATGGCGCCTTTCGCGTTGGTGACGGCCTCGACCTGCGTAGCGCTTGCGAGGCGCTGACTAGCGTTGACGGAGATCATCACAGGGCCGCCGTGTCTTCGATCATGCGCTTGACCTCGTTGAGGTACTCCGGCGCGTACGAAAACAGACGCGTGTAGTACTCGACCTGCTGATTCACGTCGTCCCGCGAAATGCCCGATGCCAGCACGCGCTTGTGCGCCTCACGAGGGATTGCCACTGCGTTGACCGGCAGCACCGACGCCACTTGGGTCGAGCGAATGATCTCGGCACGTCCCGTGGTGGACGACACGACCTTCAGCTTCGTGCCTTCTTTCGAGGCTTTCACGCAGAAGCCATAGTCCATGTCGCCGGACTCCGAAGCGAAGGCCACGAACTCACGCGGCGCCGCCACGTTTGCCGACACGACTTGCGACAGGCGCGGTACGTCGGAGCGGCGATTCACCGCAGCATTCACCAGCTCGCCCAGGTCTTCCTGACCTTTACGGGCCAAAAACATGCCGGAGGCACCGGTCTTGACCTCCCACAGAGTGCGATCTTCGTTCGACATCAGGATGTTGGTCGAACCGTTGCCGCTCATCACCTTGTAGTTGGCGCGCAGCTCCTTTTCGTCGACCGGGCGCAGCTCTTGGTTGGCGCGCACGAATCCGACAGCCACGCCCGGCTTCAGCGCGCGGAACGAATTCTCGACTGGCGTGGCCATGTAGTTCATTTGCTTGGCGAGGGTCTCGGTCAGCTCGTTCTTCGTTTGGCGGCCAGTGTAAGCCACGATGACACGAGCCAAACCACGGCTGATGATCTCGAAGTCGGTGAGGGAAGCAGTGCAGACGTTGATGCCTTTGGTGTTGATGTTCATTTTATGCTCCATAAGTGACGGTTTAAACCGAACGGATTGAATAGAGGCTCATCGCCTTCCAGGTGATCGGACAGAACGTGACTAAGGCTGAGGAGGCGCTCAGAGAGTGTCCCATCCGATCGACTTTAAATTGCGGATTGTTGCTGACTTCCGCCAACAACTTGCGGTACAGATCTTTTCGATTCATGGCTACTCCCTAAAAGGTTTCGCCACTTATTTGCTAGAATTGTAAAGTCACAAGTCGACCCAGTCCGTGTACTTGAACGTGCACTGAAGGCTGATGAGGTTGGAGGCCCCACCATCCAGCTGGACTTCCGCCATGGTCTCCAGATACAGACCATAGAGGTTGGTGGTCCTTACGACCTGCGGCACGTCGTTGTAGAGGACCATCTGCGAGTCCACCTTGTACGCTGATGCCAGCGCCCCGCTGTTGTTGCGCCACGAACGGATGAACTCGTTCCAGCGACGGAACTTCTCACGAGTCATCCAGTCGGCGGTCTCGAGGAACGTGGCATTTAACGTGTGCGTGTAAATCTTCCGACCTGCATATGGAACGTTCACTCCGTGCAGTGCGACGTCCACCGGATCGACAGCCACACCTGGCAAATCGGTGGTCATGCACTTGAACGTCAGATCCCGCGTGTCCGACGACCCCGGGATGTTCGGCAGAAACAGGTCGAAATTATAGCTGAGCGCGGGGTCTTGCAGGCTCAGCACGTCTTGCAGTGAGGTGCGCATTTATATAGCTCCTTATTCGATCTTCGATTTGACCGAGATTAGTTTCTTCAGGACGCTTCGTACATCATTGTACTCCTCGGCATTACCGGCGCCCTTGAGCATCTCCAGAGTATCCCGAAGTTGATCCTTGAAGCTTCGAACTGTCAGGGCTCCCGTTCGCTCCTCTGCGTGCCACTCTTCGCCGTCGCAGCCGCCTTCGAGCTCGATGCGAGGTGGGTCATAGTCGTGATCAAGGGAAACCGATAGTTCCACCGCGTGCTTGCCAGCTTTGGCCGTGAACTCCACGACTTCTCGGGTGCCCGCCTTACCTTTCTTCTTCATTTTGACACCCGGGATAGCCTTCTGGATCCACAGGACGATTCTGCCTGCATCGGCAGAGGTTGCGGCGGTAACGAGTCGAGCAGCTGCGTTGATTTGGATTTGCATTTTATTCCCTTTAATCTTACTGACCGCCGACTTGAGAGAGCGCTTCTTGGAAGCTCACACCCTGTTTGCTGATAACCATCTGGAGCTGGATCTCGTGGATGGGGATGACCGGCACGATGATGACCGTGACCCGGCGTACGCCACTGTTGAACATGGCCGCCGAGTTGTTGGACGCATCGGAGACGACCGTGAAATCAGAGATACCCCGGGCGTCTTTGATCGACTGCAGGTACTGTGTGCATGCACTGACGATCTGGCGACCGGTGAAGTCGTCGTTCGGCTCTTGCAGGCTGTACAGCAGGAACTGGTACATCGCCGTCTTCATGACGTTGACGATACGACGCACGCTCAGCCACTGCAATGCTGATGCCTTGGCCTGCAGCGTCTGTTGCTCCCACAGGGCGATGCCTTGGCCGACAAAGGTCCGCGTGTAGTTCACGCGGGCCTTGAACAGCTCAGTGGCTTGTCCATCGTCGTACGTGTACCGCGTCTTCAGTACGTCCACCAGGCCGCGATTCAGACCCGCGATGGAGAACGACGGATTCGCCACTCGGTCAGTGCGAGCGCACAACGCAGCAGCCCAGCCCGAGAACGGCACGTACTGCTGCTTGCCGTTGATGAGGTCGGCTTCCAGCACGTCCGGGCAGAACAGTGCAGAGTACGAGCTGTTGAGATTCAGCTCCAGCTTGCGGTAGTTGATAGCGGCTTGGAACGTTTGCTTCGACGACGGCGTGTCCAGCATCGCCACCGAATCCCACCGCTTAACGGCTAAAGCATCCATCGCATGCTGCACTGTCGGAGTAGCGTGACCCCCGTTGATCAGCGTGTTGATCTGGTAGAGCTGCTTGTTGGAGAAAATGTCGTAAGCCGCTGCTACATCGAACTCCGTGGGAGCCGTACCCGAATCGCCACCCTTCAGCTGGACCTTGGTGGTAGTCGCGACTTCCGGGACCGTTGTCAGCGCCAGCGTGTTGTTCGTGACCTGGATGTATTGCGAATACGGATTGATCCGCTCCTCCAGCTCGCATTCGATGCCACTCGAATCCGTGAACGGCGTCAACGTGCAGACGAACTGCTCCACCGGATTGTCCACCGAAACGTTGGTGTCGAACACGGAGACCGTGAACGTCGGGTCCGGCGTCGGCAGATCGGCCGGGCTGGTGATCGGTTTCTTCGACGTGTCCGGAGGAATGTCGCCAGTGTCGATGAACGTCGTGACGCCTGCGCCAACGGTAGCCAGGGCACCGATAGCCGAAGAGGTCGACGTACGACCATAGACGACGTAGCCATCTGCCAGTTCGACAGGGTCCCACGTCAGCGTCACCTGGTTGGCAACTGAGGCGCCCACGATGTTGACGACGACTGGGGTGCTGGCGAGGGTCTCGCCGTTCTCACTGATAGCCGACACCTGATACTGGAAGGTGCCTGCCACCATGCTGCCGCCGGAGGATTGGGAATTGCCGGCCAGATTCGTGGGGGCCGTCAGGTTGTTGGATACCACCCGGATGGCCAAACTGTCGGCGTACGAGCCTGGACCGCGCTTCGGATAGAACAGCGCAATCGGCACGTCTGTGGGCGCCGGCACCAGCGTGGTCCAATCCGGCAGCGTCGGATCCGGTACGCCATTCGTCGTACCGACCAACGTAGTGATGCTGGCATCGTTGTACATCAACAGCCCACTGTAGAGGGCATCCGAATGCACGGCACGACGAGCCCACAGCTGATCACCTTCACGGAAGAAGTCGAGGCCGCAGTACACATCGAACGAGATTTGGGCGTTCGGATTACCGTACTCCGCCAAATAGTCCTGGGCGTTGGTGAAGAACTTGGGGTCCGGCGAACCTTGGTTGGAGACCACGACTTGGCAGCCCACTGCAGTGGAAGCCGAAGTGATAACCTGCGAGAGGTCGATCTCCTGAACACGAACGTCAGACGCGCGTTGAACGAGAATGGTCATGGTTGATCTCCCACGGTTACGGATTCGGTTGTTTCGGCCCTGGCTACTGCCCTGGAAGGCTGAGGATTCTGGACCCTGACAGCCCGAGGGTTCAGGCCGATCCACCGCGGATCAACAGTCATGCCCGCACGCAAGTGAACCCTGCGCTTGGGGAGAATCTGCACAGCGTCGTTTCGACCATCCGGGTGGATGACGCCTACGTGCTGAGTGAAGGTGGTCAAGTTAATGACCAGGACGTTGTCCATATCAACTCCTATTCAAAAGGAACGAAATCATAGCCCTGCGCAGACCCGAAGGCCATCTGAAGATCGATCTCGGATATGCGACCTTGCGAACCGAGAATGGGCTCTGACGTGTAGCCATGCACCACCATGTTACTGACGATCTTGTAGACGGCCTCGGTCTCTACCTTGTTTTCCAACGGCGGCGTGGGTACGCTTTCGTCTAAGGTAACACCTATACGGGTCTCAAGCTGGCCATACTGTATATTAAATTTGAGATACCCGCACTTATAGGCGAACAGCCACCTGCGAGCGTATCCCAGCACTGTATGAGGTTCGATGCCACTGAATTTGTTCGTGTGGAACTCTATTTCAAGATTGAAGTTCGTTGGCAGGATCCGGGCCGTCATCAACTGATTGTCGGCGGTGGCAATACGAATGCCCCTACGGGTTAGGGTAGTGCTCTGGTAGCTGTCTTTGTTGTGAGATACCGACTGCAAAGTCAGGAACGCATACGGGTACTCGACGGGATTCCCTGAGAAGAACCGCTCAAGGGTCTTCGTCTTATCGTTGGTTGTGGTGATAGCAGCTCTGCATTGAAAGACCTCAGTGAAGCGCTTGAGGATGCCGTCGAACACAAAGCTTTCGATGGGTTTGATCTCCA